TTTCAGGTAGTCACGTTTACATTCCCATCCCCCATTTTACTTTAGTGGCTTCATTCATTTTAGGGCCACCAACATAAAGGGATGATTTACGCAAAGCTATTTTTTCTCTAGCTTCATTTGCTAACATTAAAGACATTACACAGTCGTCGTGCGTACCACTGGGTGCATTAAATGTTAATAAACCATTGGCATTTACCTTATAGGAATATGCTTCCAGTTCTTGTTTTAGGTGTGGGAATAATTCCTCACTGGGTAATTCCAATTCACCATTTTGTATTTTGTAAATTAGATTACGAATACCTTGTGCTTTATTCTCGTTTGTAGTATAAAATTCCTGTGTTACTCTAATCTCAGATTTGATTAGTTCAAACATAGGACGCCCCACCCCGTTTGTTTCAACGAAACCACCAGAAACGGAAAATCGTCTGAGTTCAGTAACGAAAGTTTTTCCAATGTCTTCATATAGTTGTCCGTTAATTCTAATAATTTTAACGACTCTTCCTGATTCATCGATGATAGTGAGGACAGAGTAGTCGTTAGTGAGCCCAATATCTGCTCCGAAATAATATCGTTTATTCTTTGTTGGTACATCCCAGTTTCTAATATTACATACAAAATCTACTCCCGTAAATACGTCATTACCTGAATCAGTAAATTCAGCTAGATATTCTTGGCGAAATATGCTATCGGGAAGTGTTTTGCTTTGTTCGTTAATAAAATTTACATCTATATGCGGATTATCTGTTGATATACCGCGGAACGAAACATAATCACTATCTTGGTCAAGCCCTCTTAAGTAAGCGCTATAAAACCAATTTTTAGATTTTGGTGTAGAGATAATTAAACATTTTTTTCCGAGTGCTGATAGTGTTGGGAGGATTGCCTCGTTGACTGCTTGCTCGGCCACAAAACTAGCCTCGTCGATAATAACATAGTTGAAGCTAAAACCGCGTATATTGTCTGGTCGTTCGCTCGACAAAAATATAAGAGTAGAACCATTGATAAACTCAATAGTAAGTTCAGCTTTATTAGATTTAGAAATAATTTGATGTGCTGCATTAGTTAATTCTTGGAATACCTTTCGGCATTGATTGTACACTGGAGAGATCCAACAACCTTTTTGTCCTTGATTTCCCAATAACCAATACAACATTAGATTTTGAGTTAATAAACTCTTACCATATTGTCTGCCAGTAGCAACTACCCCAAATTTATGGGGTGAATCAGCAAAACCATTTATAACCTTAAGTTGCCCCGGATGTGGGGTAAACAACTCTACATTCATTCTTCTAATTTTTGTAAACCTGGGTCAGTACCCCAATTAAGAGAAATATTACCTGTTACTTTTACTTCAGCGCGTTCTATTTCCCCACCTTTAATTTTGTTTTGGTATTTGATTGTTTCTAACCAAATGCGTCTATCGTTTTCCTCGATAGCGGCTAATTTTACTTGTTCTAGTTCTAATAAGGTTTTATTGACAGTATCCTTAATACTATCTTCAAAATCCTCGTTAATTACTTCCCAAGATTTCTTCCACAAGTCATTTGCTTGTCTGTTATTGATGTGGTATTTCTCCCTCGCCCAGTTGGTAAATTGCGACCAACCTGAACGATGTTCTAAAATATATTCAACAGACTCGTCCAAATGCTGAGAATGTTCTATTTTATTGCTCTTGCTCATTTTCATTATGTTTTGGTCTACCTCGTTTTCCACCAGTAGGAATGTAGTAATTCTTTTTAGGTTTATCTACATCATTACCGTATTTTGAGAGTAGCTCATCATATAAATACATCACATCCATACCATTATTAATGCAATGATCTACCTGACTTTGTTTAAGTAGTACGTGTTTTGAGCGTTTGAATGTTTTAACTATTTTTTCTTTAGCTGATAAATCGTTTTTACCTAATTTTCTATTTTTCCCCAGAATCTTTTTTGCTTCTTCCTCTGCCTCTTTTCTCAACTGTTGGTAATTCATCTTCTATAACTGGGGTTTCTAATATAACTAATCTATCTTTTAGAGCTTGTTCGAATTGCTGGTAAGTATTATTTGCTATTTTTGAGTGAGCAACCCATTCACACGTACAACCTGGTTTGTCCCAATGACCCTTTAACAATTGTAATGCCTTAACATGCCAATCTATCCAATTTGAGACTTTACCATAATCTCTAATTCGGTTATAATCATTCAATAACCATTCTATATCCTGTTTACTTAAATTATCTACGTTCATTTTTTCTTTCGTTTATTGGTCATTCGTTTTACTTTGTGATATGCTTTCTTATCAACTGGGTATCCGTAGAATTTTTGATATTCGATTTCCTTTTCTCCTGCTCGTTTAGCTGATGTTTCGGTTTCAATTATCTTTAATTCCTCTAACCCATATTGTTTTGCTCTTCGTTTTGGATTATCAGTTACCCCTATTTTTTTACCTTCTATGTGGTAAATAAAATATTTTGGGTTTTTACTCATCTAATTATTCTATGGTTAAATCAACTATTCTTGCCATCAACGCACCTATAGCAGCTCATGGGAGTGAGTGCATTATAACCAATATACTCCAAACATGCATTATAACCAATATAGTCCAAAAACTAACGCACATTGGACACGATATTAAAACTATAACTTTATCTACCCAACCAAATCCTGGTTTTAACATTAAATGAACTAATTTACCTATAATCCAATTTCTAACTGGTTCTAGGGGACTGAAGTATTTTACTACCAATAATACAACAGCTACAATTTTTACTACTGAAAAAATCATTCTACTTCCTCGAATCCATTAGTTTCCTTATATTGTTGTTGAAGTTTTTCTACTTCTTCTTTAGCGGATCTCCATAAATCATATGTTACAGCGTGTCCTAATTCTTCTAGAAATTGATTCATTAAATCTCTTTCTTCCTGGATAGCAGCACATGGATTTATTGATGATTCAGCACCCCCGTGTCCTTGAATACCTGGGTTAGATTGGTTAGTAGGATTTCTTTCTTCTTCTGATTTAAATACTAGTCCCATATTAGAATAATTTTAATTGATTAGTATCCATTGACAACCAAGTTATATCGTCAGCTTTAAATTCATAGAATCTTACAACTCCATTTTGATAAGCATTCGCCTGGATATCTTCTCCTGTAATGTTAAGTTTTAAAACATCTTTACCTTTGATATTAATTGTAATAGATGAGTACATCTTACCATCTGATTGAATTTTCATATTGTCTAGGTCCATGAACATAATTACTGGTTTTTAAGTTCGATTAATATATTTTTAATTTCTTCTCTAATCATATCACGTAGTTGTTCGTTACGTGTATGTTTAATTTGCGTTTTATATGCGTTATATTTCGATACTAGTTTAGGAACATACAATGTACCGAATATACTAATTAATGCTGTTATAATAATACTCATTCTAATTCACAATTACATTTTTCTTTTATTATAGCATAAGCTATCTTTAAGTCTTTAGTTAGAGAAGATAAAGTAATATTGTAACGATCTCTCATTTGATTAAGGGTTAATCCCTCAAACCATTTATCCTGGATTAATGTGCGATAGTAGAAGTGCATCTCATCTAATTCTCTCATCATACATTGATACAGTGGATCATTTTCATATGGGATATCATCATCTTCTCCATCTGGTAGTCCTACTCCCTCTCTAACACTCATTTTAAATTTTCTAACTTTAGAATAGAAGGGAGAGGTAGATGATTTTAACTGGATTGAAGCACCTCTAAGAATATAGTTAGCAATCATATTCTCTTTTAGCATTTGTTCTTTCTGTTCATCTGAACGTTCCAGAAACCACATAACCATATACTGGAGTAAATCATCTGTATAATCATTCATTCCATCTTTACAGATATTATTACTAATTTCTCTCCTCAGGTATAGGTAATTTTTATTAAACCACTCATTTATCCCTTTATCTAATTCTTCTTTAGTCATTTAATCAAAGTATTTATTTTCACCCCTCCCCCCGTATCCTCAGGAAACAAATCTTTATACAAAACTGAGGCGTAATCTAGAATTGTATTTACCTGATCCAACCATGTCTCCATGGAAGTGTTACTCTGGTGAGCCGTGACATTTGGTATGATTATACCTATTATGGGGGAAATGTAAAATACATTTTTAGAGAAAACAAGTTATATTGAATCTCTTTTTAATGCTGTTTTTACCATTTGGTGAATATCATTTAGATTAATTCCTAAAGCACGAGCTATATTAACATTTTTCATTCCTGATTTCTTTAGTCTAGCAATTTCAGGGTATAAATGAGAATGTTTTGATTCACTAATTTTTCTACCTTCTCCTAATTTTA